AGAAAAGTCAAACTTGTTTTTCGGTACTGGCTTGTTAAACGACCAGAACGAAGTAAAAGTTTTGGATATGGCGGAACTTGACGGGAGTAAAAACGTCAGATTTGTAATGAGATATACGGCAGGAGTTCAGTATGGTATTGCTTCTGACATCGTATTTTACGGAGCATAATTAATAATCAAATTTACCCTTGTCTTAATAACGAGGGTAAGTTTATAAAACATAAAAAAGAATGAGTTGTTTAATAAATAAAGGAAGATTAGAGCCTTGTAAAGATAGCGTTGGTGGATTAACTGCCGTTTACTTTATTGACCACGGAACGTTAGGTGCAATCACATACGCAGCAACAGGCAGCGAGATTACTGCACTTGCAGGAACGCCAACGGCTTTCAAATATGTTCTAAAAGGGAATAGTTCTTTGGAACAAACTATAACATCAAGTCGTGAGAATGGAACTACATTTTACGATCAAATTGTTAATCTAACATTAAAAAAGCTATCTGTTCAATCAAATGATGAGCTGGCTTTAATTGCTGTTGCACGACCACATATTGTAGTAGAAGACAATAACGGTAATGCAATGCTTGTTGGAACAGAATACGGTGCTGACGTGAACGGTGGTACTGTAGTTACTGGTGCTGCAATGGGTGATTTGTCAGGGTATACTTTAACACTTCAAGGAATGGAGAAAAAACCTGCTAACTTTTTAAGTGGCGGTGTTGCAGGAGTAGGAATAACAGTAAGTTCTTCAAATATAGACGATATTTAATATTTTCTAATTACTGAAATAATAGGGTAGCCGTTTGGTTGCCCTTTTTTTTTATCCAAACTTTTGCAAATATTCTTTATTTTGTCGTTATAGATTTATGATAGTATTGAAGCCAATAAACACAGCACAGATTATTCACGTAATACCAAGGTTAGCCTTAAACTCTACAAACATTGATTTAAGTATAACTGACGATATAAAAGGGGATTTATTAACCAATACTTCCACATCTGTAATGAAAGGGGATTATTTAGAAATTGGAGTATCAATTGACGGATTAGTTAAAAACAGGTTTTACACTTTTAGAATAAATGAGACTATAACAAATAAAAATATTTATAAAGACAAGATTTTTGTAACCGACCAAGTTATAAATCAAAAAATTAACAAGACTTACTCAATTAATAAAGATCAGTATGTTGAAGTTGAGAGTAATAATGATTATATTGTAATATGAGCAGAAGAAAACCAGAACAGGGTAAAATCAATGTTGTAAATTTAAGCAATTATACAAGTCCAGACATAACCATAAACAAAACCAAAGAATGGGTTACTTATGGTAATAGCAATGACTATTTTAAGTATTTATTAGACAGATATTCTGGAAGTCCAACAAATAATGCTATTATAAACGGAATTTCTCAAATGATATTTGGTAAAGGAATAGACGCTACAGACAGCAATAAAAAACCAAACGAATACGCACAAGCAATTACTCTTTTAAAAGATGAGGCAATAAGAAAATTTTGTTATGACCTTAAATTAATGGGCCAATGCGCGATCCAGGTTATATATTCAAAGGACAGGAAAACAATTGCAGCAATAGACCATATACCAATTGAAACATTGGCACCAGAAAAATGCAACGAAGACGGAGACATTGAAGCGTATTATTATTTTCACGATTGGGCCAATATTAAGCAAAACGACAAACCCACAAGAATTCCATCTTTTGGAAGTTCAAAAGAAAGCATTGAGATTCTTTACGTAAAGCCTTATGTTGCAGGACATTTTTACTTTGCACCTGTTGATTACCAAGGTGGATTACAATACGCTGAATTAGAAGAAGAAGTAAGCAACTACCATTTAAACAACATTATGAACGGCTTGGCACCGAGTATGCTTATAAATTTTAACAATGGTGTACCAAATGAGGTTGAAAGAGAGGGAATCGAAAGACGCATTTTAGAAAAGTATTCTGGATCAAGTAACGCAGGTAGATTTATATTGAGTTTTAACGAAAACAAAGACGCTGAATCAAGTATTGAGGCGGTGCAGTTAAGCGATGCTCACAATCAGTATCAGTTTTTGTCGGACGAATCAATGCGGAAAATTATGGTTTCTCACAGGGTTGTTTCACCTATGTTATTAGGAATTAAAGATAACTCTGGATTTGGGAACAATGCCGACGAATTAATGACGGCCAGCACGTTAATGGATAACACTGTAATAAGGCCATTTCAAGACCTTTTAATTAGGGCCTTTGATGATATACTTGCCTTTAACGAGATAAGCCTTAATTTGTACTTTAAAACGCTTCAACCGCTTGAATTTACAAATATTGACAAGGATTTAATTGACGAAGAAACACAAGAAGAAGAAACAGGAGTTAAAATGTCTTTATCTTCAAAAATAATTGACGGTAAAAAAGGATTTGATACAAAAGAAGAAGCTGTTAAAGTTGCCAAAGAAATGGGGTGCCCTGGCTATCACGAACACGATTTAAATGGTGTTATTTGGTATATGCCTTGTGAATCTCACGATCTAGCCGAGCAAATAGAACTTACAGATGAGGTTTCAAACAATATTTTAGAGAATTTACAGTTTGACGAACTAGATGACAGTTGGGAGTTTGTGGATGAGATTGAATGTGATGGGGATGAGTATTCAGACGAGGTTTGGGCCAGCTATTTAATAGACGAAAAACAAAGTTTATCTGAAAAATTAGCAGGATACGTAACATCAAAACCAAATGGGTTTAGTTATTTAGATAAATCTTTTTATAAGATAAGATACAAGTATTTTCAAAAGAGAAAAACAGATGGAGATAGCAGGGATTTTTGCTCTACAATGATGTCAAGATTTGATTCAAAAGGGTTTCCTGCAGTTTATAGATTAGAAGATATTGACCAGGCAAGTCGTACAGGAGTTAATTCTAATTTGGGCCATAATGCCCAACCTTATGATTTGTTTAAATTTAAGGGCGGTGTTTACTGCCACCACGTTTGGAAAAAAGTTTTGTTTAGGTTAAAGAATAAGTCAAATGAAAGCAAAGAATTTTCAGATTACAAAAGAACAAGATCAATTCCTAAAAGTTATAACATTAATCCAAGGGGAACGGCACAATCTATAATTGCACCTGTTGATATGGATAACAACGGCCATCACCCAAGTTATGTTAAACCAAAAAAGAAAAAAAGATAACAAATGGCAACGGCATTATTTATAACACCCACAGATTTAAAACGTAATTCATTGATTGACGGAAATGTTGACGTGGATAAGTTTTTACAGTTTATTAAAATAGCACAACAGATTCATATACAGAACTATTTAGGTAGTGCTTTGTATGATAAAATATCAACCGAAATTATTGCAGGAACTCTTGTAAATCCCTATTTAAGTTTAGTAAATGATTACGTAAAAGATATGTTAATACACTTTGCAATGGTGGATTACTTACCATTTGCAGCGTATCAAGTTGCAAACGGCGGTGTTTTTAAACACATTTCAGAAAATAGCGAGAGCGTAACAAAAAACGAAGTTGATACATTGATTGATAAGCACAGGGTTTTCGCTCAATTTTATACAAGACGTTTTATAGATTATATGAGTTTTAATAACAATCTGTTTCCAGAATATAACGCAAACCAAAATGACGATATGTTCCCAGATACAGACGCTAATTTTGTAGGTTGGGTACTATGATAAGGAAAAGCAAACCAAAACAAAAAAATATCGAACTTTTAAAAAAATTTCTTAAAGTATATAAAGATCAAGTGGATATAAATAACCACATTAAAGGAAAAAATAAACAACAAAGCTAGTAAATTATGGCAACATTAACAGGACAGAAGATAAAAGACACGTATGACGGATTGCTAAAAACAGATGTTAGTTCGATTGGACTTCCTGCTTCTGGTAAAGTTGTAATAACTGACGGATTAGGAAACGATAGTGCTTTAAGTTTAGGTAAAATAAATAATGGTGCTGAAATTACAGGTACTTTAACAATAGATAAATTAACAGACGGAACTGCAAGTGCTGCTACTGTTGATGAAATTATAACAGAAGCAAAAACTATTGCAGCTAATGATAACGATACTTCAATACCGACTAGTGCTGCAGTAAAAGACTATGTAGACGCAGTTCCTGCTGAAAGTTTAGCACAAACTCTT